GGTCCAGCTAAACTTCCAGAGTTTCCTCAAATTAAACCAGCACAGATTGCTGCTAGACAATTAAATAAATTAATTGAAGACCAACTAGATGAATCAAATGCAAATATTATTTTACGAAATGCAATATTTGAATCTTGTTTATTAGGTACAGGAATTATAAAAGGTCCATTTACTTTTAACAAAACTTTACATAGATATAATTTATCTGGTAATGGTAATGCTAGAGAGTATGCTCCAGAGTTTGTTAAAGTACCAAGAATAGAATTTTGTAGTGTATGGGATTTTTATCCAGACCCAAATGCTAGAAGTATGGAAGAATGTGAATATGTAATTCATAGACATAGATTAAATAGAAATCAATTTAGAGATTTAATTAATAGACCATTCTTTTCAAAAGAAAAAATTGAAGAGTGTTTAGCTATGGGTGGAAACTATACTAAACAAGATTGGGAAACAGATTTAGATTTAGAAAATAATACTTATGGTGATATAGAAAAAAACCGATATGAAGTTTTAGAATATTGGGGAACTATAGATGCTATGACTGCAAGAGAATATAATCTTGAAATAGATGAAGCAGTATCTAATATGTCAGAGATACAAGTTAATATTTGGACAGTTAGAGGTAAAGTAATTAGAATTGTAGAAAATCCATTTAAACCTTTTAGAATACCTTATCAAGCTTTTAACTATGAAAA